CATTTTCTCTGCATTCTGCTCGATCAGCTCCTTTACATGCGTGAGCATGAGAATGCGTGTCTCAGGCCATGATTGCAAGGCATCCTTACACAGTGCTGCGATGATGTGGGACTTACCCGCACCAGTCGGCAGCACCATGCAAGGGTTCCCCTCGTTGGATTCGAACCAAGCGTATAGCTGGTCGATGCTGCGTTGTTGGTAGTCACGGAGCATGGCAAACCTCCAATACTCTCTTGCACATATCTATGTCAAACATACCAATGTGACATTCGCTTTTATCTATAGAAAGTTGCGCAGCAAGCCAAGAGTAAGCATCCGATCGAGACATCCATCCTTCTTTCCATGAAGGGTCGAATGCAGCATGCGCCATTGACTTGTATTTTCTAAGCTCTGCATCTGCAAGTCTTCCTAGTGGCTTTTTTGTACCTGGATGGCAACCTACATAGGCAGAGCATTGTTGGCAAAGCCAAAAATATTTAGATGCCAGATCAGGTCTATGTGGGTAAATCACACTTCCATCCACTAATTTAGGATTGCTATCGCAATATGGGCATTTCATGGTTATCCCCACTGCGCGGCCATAGCATCAGCTATGCCTTGATATGTACGGCTACGCTCTTTCCATCGATTAGGTCCAGGCGGCATACGGTGGATTCGATCATCTCGGCCATCAACAATGTTTGTCGGCATAAGCAGTGGAAGCCCTTTCAGCCACAGACAAGTAGCTTTTGTCTCGCCATGCCCGAACTGCCAAGGCTGGATGATCTGGTCAGGCTTGCGTATTACGCTGCTTATGATACTTATGGGGTTCTCCAAAGCAATGCTTGGGATAGGAGCATTCAACAATCTGCGCACAAACTCCAATGCTTCTTGCTGACGCCCATCCGCACGCTTTGCAGCAAAGTGCCTAGCACCTGATACAGCCAAGTGTGTGCATGGTGGATGCGCAATCATCAAGTCCCAGCCATCGTTAATGATGTCGAAAACATCGCCCTGATAGTGCAGACCTTGGGATTCAGTAGGCAACATGTCGCAAGACATGGCCTCGTGGCCACGCCGGATAAATGCATCCCGTACACGGCCTGAATATTCACATGATATTAGTACTTTCATAGTTTCCCCCACCAAAGAACGGGGTTTGATATGCGCGAATTGCGTCTTACAGATCCCTTGCTTTGCAAGCACCAATCACGTCTAGACCATAGTGGCCCCCACTTATCACCATCCCAATATCTAAACCCGTAGTTTGGTATTTTTGAATCAGATTTGACTCTATAAGCACCTTTTTTCTTTGGACTACCTGCCATCCAATCATTAATAGAGCCTTCAATTATCATGCCCAACTCGCAAGCAATGTAATGCTCAAGTTTCGCGCCCTTGCTTTTCTCCCATCCAGGTAGCAAGTGCAATACTTGGCAATCCATCAGCAAACGAATATCTTTGCGCAGATAAAAAGACCATTCTTGATTAGGTACTTCGTCATGTTCTGCAGGATTACAAACGTCAAATCCTTGTGATCTCAACTCCTTAGCTTTTTCTGCAAATACTGGAAAGTTAAGTTCAGAATAGCCAGTCATTGGCCCACTAATATAAATTCTCATTCCACAACCCTCCCGTTAAATTCACGCCGTAAATCATGCAACTGAGCCCAGCCGCCATCAGCGCACGCTGCGGCATTGGCTAGCAGCTCCTTGCTGCTGTAAACGCCTTCTCCTGCTTCGCCATTGGCAACATCTTGTCCATTCACCTCGTAGATGGCCACGAAGTCAATAGCGCTTTCTTTGCGCTTCCAAGGCACTAGATCAGGGTGAATAACATGGGCTTCACATCCGTCATGCTGTGCGTTTGTTGGGACAATATCATCCCACTTTGCACAATGCCAGGTGCTATCAGACAATGGGGTAGCGTTGGCGCAGGTACGGCAATTCACCTCTTTGACTATGTGTGTAGAGTGGCAAAACTCATGCGCTGCGCAAAACCGGCACTCGAACCAGCTAGGGTCTGTGCTTATTGGTGGTGGCATTCGGTCTGCAAGAGTGATGCGATGGCCACGGGCAACGTACTTCTCTGCAAATTCCTTGTCGTAGTGCACGCGCTCGGTATAAATCTGGTCGTCGTCTTTGCACACAGCCAAGTACAGCGCCCGGTCAATGCCGGTGCCATGCATGTATAGCTGCATCTGCACGTAGTGCTCTTTCTTGGATGCCTGCACGCCCTTGGCCTGCACATCCTTGAAGGACTTTAGGCTGTGAGTCTTGAACTCTGCAATATGGCGTGCTTTTGGCGCTTCCGGGACACCCCGCTCAATGATGCCGTCAATGCTTCCACTGACATGGGAGCCAAAGTCTACCCGGGCTTGCTTGCCATCAATGGTGCCAGTGATATGGATGCCAATCATGCGAAGGTCAGAAATGATCTGCGCCTCTTCATTATTTCCACGGCGGAACACTCGCAAGATGCGTCCGGAAAAGGTCTGCTTGATTGCCCAGCGGAATGACAACCACAGCCAACGGTCACAGGGGTGCCCTAGTGCAGAGCATCCCAGGTGCGCACGGCCTTTCCCCGATTCTTTGGCCTCATGCGCTTTGTCAATTATAGAAGCTATGGTATCCTCACGTTCGGGTATCTTCATTGCCCTCTCCTCGGTTATGAGTTGTTGATTTGCCCCAGTTCAAAAGACTGGGGCATTTTTTTGGCTACTTCTTAGCCCAAGGAGGTGCCGCCTTGGCGGGTGCTGCAGGTGCTGCGGCCTTAGTCTCCACGGCCATGGCGCGGCCAACGGTGAGCGACTTGAATCCCTTCACATCATTACTGTCGCCGTATTGCTCAGACTTCACTATGGCCAGTTTCAGGCCCAGGCTTCCACCAATAAGCTGGTCTGTGTCAGTGACGCGAGCCAAGCCTATCGCACGCATCAACTCTCCCAACTGCTGGCGTCCAATTTCCTCCGCCTTGGGGTTTTGGTTCTTGATATTCATGTTGCCAAACACCACACGACCCTGATGCGTAGGCCCGGTAATGTCGTAGCGAACGGCAATGTATTCGCCAGTCCCGGACTTGGTCTTTTTGATCTCAGCACCAGTAATGCTAGCGGTGTACCAGCCATCGGGCAGTGGGTCAAAGTTGCGTTCAGACTTGGGAAGACTGTCAACGTCAAATGATTCAGTGAGAAAGGCCATTTAAGTTAATCCTTGGAGGCTTTAGTGATTGCGAAGGAAGGGCGGCTAGGTTTAGCCGTGATTGCACTGGCCAGAGGCCTAGTGATAGTTTCATCGGCATTCTTCCACGCCGATGCATTAATTTCAGGTTTCCAGCGAAACAATGATCCCAGATGCTCAGTAATCCCCGCTTCATTGGCAAGCTCTTGCAGCTTCTCGCTGTCAATGGTTCGGTTAATCCGGCCAGTGACCTTGATAACAAAGTCACCCTGCTTCTGAGTCATGGCACCATCCAACTGATCAGAAACTTTCAAAAGTCGCGTAAGCTGGTCCTCCAAGTCACGGCGGGATTCGATAGCGATGCGCTCAGCTTCTTTGGCATATTGCCAGGATAGGCATAAGGTTTCAAGTTCGATCATTTGCGGGCCTCCAACATGGCGTCGGCAATGTCATATGCCTCAATAGCTAATACACTAGGTAATTCACATTCATATCGTTCGATCAGTGCAGCAATAGCCTTGGCCGCAAAGTAGTCGCGCATCGTAAGCCCCTTCAGATGACTCATGCATTCCTGATAAAGCTGAGGGAATGCGTAATCAGGTGGTGTAACTTTCAGTTCTTCGTTCATGCCTTACCCCCAATCTTGGCAATAATCTCCCCAAGATCCGGCGCTTCCCATGCCCCGAGCTTTCCGCTACGGTCTTTAGCTAGCCACAGGCCATCTGTATCGCACATCAGGGCACGCTGGGTATCTCCCTCGGCATCCTTCTCCACGCGCAAGGCCAGCACTTCGTCGAAAAAGTAGGGCAAACTTTGGCCGGTCTTATTACCGGGCATGCTTGGTGCATAAAGCACGCGCCCCATTTCGTCTTGCGTCTTCTCAAGCTTGGCGGACATGTAGATGTGCTTTCCAGGCAGATCACGGAAGGCGCGGATGATATCGGCCATCTGCTCCTGCATTGCGCCATACGCTGCGCGAGGGTCTTTGTTGGCCTTCTTTTCGTAGTTCAGCACCACTTCTGCTATCTCGCTAATGCTGTCCAAAGCCACCGACTGGAAGCGCTCACCATCCGGTCCTGTCACCCACTCATAAGCCTCTTTCAAATCGGCCATGCTGGTGATCTCGATGTAAGGCAGGTCAGCATCCTGGATAGAAAGCAGGCCTCCCTCAGCACTGAGCACTATAGGTGCAGGCAGCGTTTTGATAAGTGAAGTCTTACCAGCCCCGGCCTGCCCGTAGACAAGCAGCTTCACGCCATTGGCAGACATGCTGCCGGTTGATTTCAGATTGATTGCCATAAAAATCCTTTAATTTGACC